CGCAGAGGACGCAATCAGGACCCATGCCCTCGCCGGCACGATCACCGATTATGAACTCAGCTTCGAGGACGGCGAACGCATGCAGGGCAAGTTCCTGGTCCAGCGCCTCGACTATGCCGGGGATTTCAATGGCGAGCGCAACTACACGCTCAGCCTCGAAAGCTCGGGCCCGATCCTCCCGGTGAGCGCATGAGCACGGACGAGGCCAACCCCGCCCGGGGCGAAGCCGCGCTGATCATCGAGGGCCGCAAGCGCCGCCTGCGTCCGACGTTTGCTGCGCTGGTCGCGGCGGAAGAAGAGCTCGGCTCCCTGTTCGCCCTGGTCGAGCGTGCAGGCGATGGACGCATGACATTGCGAGAAATGACCGCGTTGTTCTGGCACTGCCTTGCCGACCGCGCCGACCTTTCGCGCGACGATGTCGGAGGGGCGATCGCGGCGCAGGGGCTTGCGGCAAGTGCACCGGCCCTGCGCACGGTTCTGAAACAGGTGCTGCAGGGGGCGTGATGAGCGCACCGCAGGACCGTTTCAGCGAAAGCGCCGCACGCCTTTTCGGGCAGTGCGCGCTGATGATGGGGTGGCGGCCAGACGAATTCTGGACCGCCACCCCTGCGGAGGTCGCGTCGATATTCGCCGCTTATACCGCGCCGCAAGATGCCGCGCGCATCAGCCGCGACGAGCTCAACCGTCTTTTGGAGCAGGACAATGGATAGCGAAATCGAAACCTTGATGATCGACGTCCGCGCAAGCACCGACGGCTTTGCAGGCGATATACAAACGCTGCGCGACACATTCGATGCAACACTCGTCGACGGCTTTGGCCGAGCGGGAAACATTCTTGAAAACAGCCTCATGGGCGCGGTTCGGCGCGGCAGTCTCGGTTTTGAAGATCTCAAGCGCACGGCCCTTCGCGCTCTCGACGAAATCGCCGCCTCTGCTTTGCAAGGCGGGCTGGCACAGCTGGGCGGCATTTTCGGCGGCGGAGTTGGCGGTCTGGTTGGTGGGCTTTTAGGGCTGCCCGGCCGCGCAACGGGCGGCAACGTTTCGCCCGGCTCCGCCTATCTGGTTGGAGAACGCGGGCCCGAACTTTTCGTGCCTACCAGTTCTGGCCGTGTCGAAACCGGCATGCCCGGCGGAGCACGCGACGTGCGGGTTTCGATCAATCTGAGCACGCCGCCAGGTTCGGCCCCTGCTCAAAGCCTTCAGCGTTCCAGCCGCCAGGTTGCCAGCGCGGTCCGCCGCGCACTCTCGTCCCACTGATCGCCTCAAATAGGAACAAGCCATGGCATATTGGCTCGCAAAGACCCGCAACGGACAACGCAGCGATTGGATCCAGCGGTTTGACCCGCGGTTCTGGACCGTGAACTTCCCCCGCCCGATGATGGCGGCCATCACAACTACCGCGCCCGACGGCCTTCGAGCCGACTGCGTGTTCTATCGCAAGAGCGACCTCGCCGGGATTATCTGGGATAGCGTCGATACTCTCGATCATCCCTTGACGCGCTACGATACCAATCGGGATTACCGCCGCCTCGAACTGTCCTTCCGCTGGCGTTCGGGCGGGGTGATTGCCCTTGACCAGCTGCACGGCCCGACACTGACCATCGAAGGGCGGGACGCAGGCGGACAACCGCGCACCTGGTATGTTCGCCTGTGGAACTATGCCGAAGGTTCGCCAACCGACGCACGAGTGTCGATTGCATTCTCGTCACTCGACGGCGGTTTCCTGCTTCCCTTCGAAGCAGATCCCGTCTTCGCCGGTGATATCGACCGAATGTTCATCTCACTCGCTCCGCCGGAATACGATCCGGCAGACGGAAATCTGGCAGCGCCGGTCGAAGGTTGGGCCGAGATGAGCGCGATCCGGGCCGACGGTCAGGACGCAATGATCCCGGTCGGGGCCGTCATGGTTCCTCCCCACGGCATAGGCATGTGCACCGCCTTTGACGACAGCGGAACACAGACGCCGGCACGGCTTGTCCGCAACGTCCGCGCACTCGGCTATCGCGGAGAGATCGTTCATTACATGGGAATGAGCCATTACTTCCGGCTCAAGGCGTCAGGCGAGGATCAGTTCGAAGTCGACGCGGCCGCAGATGGCCTCAACGTGGCAGCAAGGGCATGGCACCTCGATTATTTCAAGAGATGCGATGAGGCCGGCTTCGCGCCGGTTGCGTCGCTTTCCTATGAATTGCTGGCGATGCACTGTCCGCAGGAATGGGCGCAGCGCGATCTGGATGGAAATCCCGGCCTGACCGGGTGGGATCCGCCATCGAACCTTCTCTCCCCGGCCAACGGCGACGCGATGGCCTATCTTCAAAAGATCGGTGCCGAAACGGCTTCGCTCTTGCAGGAAGCAGGGGCATCCGTCGATTTCCAGATTGGCGAGCCATGGTGGTGGACATATGGCGATGGACGCATCTGCCTTTATGACGATGCGGCAAAGGCTGCGTTCGGAGGCAATCCGGCGGCCATACCATCGCTTCTCGAAAATCTCGACGGACCGCAAATCGCGCTATTGGACGATGCCGGTGTCTTGTTGGCGAATTCGACCGCAGCCCTTGCCGATGCGGTGAGGAACGCGGCCGCGCCCGATACGGCCCAGATCCGATTGTTGGCGTTCGCACCGACGATTGCTTCGCCTTCGATGCCCGAGGCACGACGCGCCAACTTGCCTGAGGGGTGGCATTATCCGGCGTTCGACCGCCTTCAGGTGGAAGACTACGACTGGTTGACCTCCGGGCAAACGAGCCTTCGGCACAAGGCATACGCCGAAATCGGGCAAAGGCTCGGCTACGCAATCGACGACCAGGATTACCTGTCGGGCTTTGTGCTCTTGCCCGAAGACGCCGCGGCTTTCTGGCCGCTGATCGATGCCGGACTGGACGAAGCGGAAAAGCGTGGGGTGCCCCGGCGTTTCGTCTGGGCGTCTCCCCAAGTGATGCGCGACGGATATGTCCGCCTACCCTCTCCAGACAGCGAGGACGACATGCAGCATTTCGACGATGTTTCCTATCCGCTGGCACTTGGCCGCGGCGCGGCGGTTGTGCCGGAATTCTCCACCTCCATCGTGATCACGGCATCGGGGCACGAACATCGCAACACCGTATGGTCCGATGCCCGGCTCAAATTCGACGTCGGGCCCGGCATCCGGTCTGAGCAGGAGCTTGGCACTCTCATCGCTTTCTTCCGCGCACGGCGGGGCGCGGCGCGCGGTTTCAAGCTGCGCGATACAAACGATTTCAGTTCGCGCGGGATGACGGGCACGCCCACGCCCTTCGACCAGTTGCTGGGCGTTGGCGATGGTGCGCGAACAGCCTTCCCGCTGATCAAGCACTACGGTGAAAGCAGCGATACGCAGCAACGCCGGATTACCCGTCCAGACGCGGGAACGATTCGGATCAGCGTGGACGGAGTGGAAACGCAAGACTGGACACTGGACGAACTCGGCATCGTGAACCTTGCCTCCGCTCCGACGCAGGGCGTTGACGTTCGGGGCGGTTTCCTGTTCGACGTGCCGGTGCGTTTCGCCGAAGATCAGCTGGAAATAGCGAACCTCAGCTTCGCCGCCGGCGAAGCGCCAAGCGTGCCCCTTGTCGAATTGAGGGAAGGCGCATGAGCAGGACATGGTTTGCAGCCCCGCTCGAAACTGTCGCGACCTGGTGGAGGGTATACCGCAAGGACGGGGTGACTTTTGGCTTTACGAGCCATGATCGCGACCTGAGATTCGGCGGCATCAGCCACAAGACTGCGCCTGGCATGATCCCGTCGGCTATTCGCCTGACCTCTGATCTTCAACCTGACAGCGCAGAAATTGCCGGCGCGCTCGACCACCGCGCGATCACGGCGAAAGACCTGGCCGCAGGCCGATTTGACGGAGCACGTGTCGAAATGGGCCTGGTCGATTGGGAGACGTTCGAAACGCAGGTTCTCTACGCGGGATCGATCGGTTCGGTGTCGCAGGATGGTCCTCAATATTCGGCTGATCTCGTTTCTCAAAAGGCCGAGCTTTTGCGAGCAACGATTCCGCGCACCAGTCCAACCTGCCGGGCGGAATTCTGCGGCAAGGGCTGCAATCTGTCGCCCGCATTTTTCACACACGACGCCTCGATCACGAGCGTCGATCTGACCGATAACGCCGTCACGATATCCGCTGACGTCCCCGCTACCGATTTTCTCGATGGCTCACTTGTCTTCCTCGGCGGCGTCGAGGCCGGAGCGCAAGCGCATGTCGCGGCGATCGACGGCACACGCCTGATCCTCGACCGACTGTTCGATGAGGGTGTTTCGATCGGCGACCGCGTGGAAATTCGCGAAGGCTGCGATCGCCGCTGGGCAACGTGCAAGACCCGCTTTGCAAATGCCGTGAATTTTCGCGCGGAACCGTTTCTTCCCGGAAACGATCTGCTGACACGCTATCCCTCTGCGCCGTGAGCGGCGATCAAATTGCCAGGGCGGCCCTTGCCCTGACAGGCGTTCGCTTTCGGCTGCACGGCCGCGATCCTATCAGCGGTCTCGACTGCCTCGGCCTGGTCGGATGCGCTTTGAAGGCGGCGGGTTTGCGCCCAGTCCTGCCCCGGTCTTCCGCACTGCGGCAGCGCATTGGCGTCGAACGCTACTTTCACTTTGCAAGCGACAGCGGCCTTGCCGAGATCAAGGGGCCCGTTCTGGCCGGCGATATCATCCTATTCGCCCTGACGGGCGCACAGCATCACCTTGCAGTCGCGACCGGCCTCGATGGGATCGTCCACGCCCATGCCGGGCTCCGCCGCGTCGTTTACGGTCCGCCCGGTTCCGACTGGCGCATACTCCGTGTCTGGCGCTCCACCAATTCATAAGGACTGAACAATGGCAACACTGGTTCTGACAGCCGTTGGTACTGCCCTTGGCGGCCCTCTGGGCGGCGCCATCGGCTCGCTTGCCGGACGAGCACTGGATACGGCAGTCTTTGGCTCATCCAAGATAGAAGGGGGCCGCCTTCAGGAGCTTGCCGTCACCACTTCAAGCTACGGCTCATATCTGCCGCGCCATTTCGGTGCCGTCCGCGCGGCGGGCAGCATCATATGGGCAACCGACCTCATTGAGCACAAGGAAACAAGCGGCGGCGGCAAGGGAAAACCCAAAGTCTCCAGTTTCACGTACTCGATCTCATGTGCTGTCGCTCTTGCCAGCCGGCCCATAAAGGATGTCGCGCGCATCTGGGCGGATGGCAATCTGCTGCGCAGTGCCAATGGTGTGATGAAGGTGGGCGGAACGCTCCGCATCCATACCGGAGAAGAGGATCAGGCGCCCGATCCTCTGATACTGTCGGACATGGGCGATGGATGCCCTGCCTTTCGCGGTCTGTCCTACATTGTTTTCGAAGATCTTCAGCTTGCCGATTTCGGAAACAGAATTCCGGCCCTGACGTTCGAGATAATCGCGGACGATGGCACGTTCTCGCTTACGCAGATGCTCACTTCCACAACGTTCGAAAGCGAGCAGATACCCGTCGAAGACCTGGCCGGGCTTACGCACGACGCCGGCAGCGACGGCGACCTCGTGGCCATGCTGAATACGTTCTATCCCATAGCCTGCCGCAATTCGAACGGGCGCCTTGCTCTCATTAATTCAGCGCCGTCGAGCGAGAGCGTGGTCATGGACCTTCCTCCGCCGGTTGCGAGCGCAGATGGCGAATTCGCCAGCCGAACCGGAACGCGGATCAGTCGCAAGGTAGTGCGGGATACTGACGCGATCAGTCTTCGCTACTATGATACCGCTCGTGACTATCAGCCTG